CTTTTGACATAACATAAAGATATGAAATCTAATTTAATATATCAACATCATTTTTAATGTATTCTTTTTCGTATTCTAATAATTCTTTAGCTTTAATATAAACATCAGCCACATCAATTGCTCTGTGTTTATTTTCTTGAATAATCCATCCCATAAGGATTTCTAAAGGTGTTTCCATATAGTTTAATAATAATAATTTTATAGCTGAAATTAAATAAAAAAGGGTTAGTAAATTACTAACCCTTTTTAAAACATTTTTAAAGGTTGTTTATCCACCTAAAGTGCTTTATTTTTTCTTACAATTGTCAAAATGCCATCTATAAGCATTTGTTGGTTGAGCCATCATACCACAATGAGGACATTCAATTTTATTTTTAGGTCTTTTATATCCTTCAGTATTTAATCTCGGCTTCCTCATTTTTTCTTTCGCTTCTTCAGTATGTTTATGTCCTGTAATAGTTTTAGATAGTTTTTGTTTAGATTCTTCAGTCCAAACACGCCCTGGTTTTCCTTTCTTGTTTAAAGATAATTGAAAACTTCTAATTTTTTCTTTTGTTTTTTCTTTAACAATAATACCAGTCCCACCATCACCACCATCCGTTTGATTTGATAAACAACCAAGATTTTTGTCATGCCTACCATATAAACATATAAGTTCTTTTTCTTTTACACAAGCTTCTTCCCAAGTCATATCATCCATAATAATATCAACCCTATAATCAGTAATTTTAACTATGTTTAACCAATGATTATTTCTATGTTTTTTACTATGAGCACGAGGGTAAGTTCCTTCATGTGAATTGTCCCCAATACCAATATAAAAAGGTTCGTTCTTGTCTAATCTTATATGTCTATATATGTAAGCCATAATTAAATGTTTGTTGGTGCATTTCTTTTAGCGATAATTGCTTCAACTGAATCATCTTCCTCATCTACCTTAGCAATTAACATCTTATCTCTATCTTCAGAATTGAACCAGTAATCAACTACTTTGTTTAAATTACCGACAAATGCTCCTAATAAAATAAGTAACATTTCTTTCCAAGATTCATTGATTAAAATACCAAAAAATACTGCTGAGTTGATACCTGCAATAATAAAGAAGAATAAGAATAATACTATTAAAGTAATTCTCCATCTGTTATTTTGCATACCTTGAAGCATGTAGTAGAATCTGTTTTTGTCATCTACTTTAACGAAGTCCGATTTTCCTAAACCTAAAAACTTCTTAATTTTGTTTTCTTTTTGTTCCATAACTTTTTCTGTTGGTTGAGCAATTATTGGCTCTTGTTCTTTATTGTTTTTCATACCAATAAATAGTTAAATATTTAATATTGGTTTATATCAATTCCAAACTTAGCTTTAAACTCTTCAGGTGTAATTTGCTTACCTTCAGGTTTACTTGTGTTTGTATATAACATAATACTTACCCATTTACCAGTTGATAAAGATTTAACACCTTTAACACAATATGTAGGAACGTGTAAGCTATTTTGTGGTTTATTACAACCTGAGAAATCATTGAAACAGAATATTAATAAACTATCTGTTTGTGACATCGCTCTAATTGTTGTTTCTTGTTGTTTCCAAATACCTCTATTCAATTCTTTTGTTTGTGGAACACAATTGTAATATCTGAATGTTAATTCATCATACATACAATTATTAGCGAAGTCCTCAGCATTAGCCAAATGTCCTTTATCATAACCTGATTTAAGATATTCAGCGTCAGTTTGACAAGAAATAGGTAAATCATTTTTAAATCTGAAACCTGCTCTTGAACAATCACCTCCACCTTTATACAACTTATAAGTTAAAATAATAGGGTTTTTGTGTGATTTGCTAAAATAACTGGTGTAGTTTGATACATATATTGTCGTATCAATTTTGTTTGCTTGCCCAAATACCAATAAGGGTAGCATAAATAATAATGTAATTAGTTTTTTCATATTCATAAATAGGCAAAAAAAAATCCCATTACTGGGACTTTTTATTTAAACTATGACGAAAGGGAAGGTACCATTCATAATAAAAGAAGTTATTCCATTTGAAATGATTATCAACATCATTTATAAATTGAGTTAAATAATCCTTCAATTCTTCAATTTCTTCATCGGTATTATTTTTAGCGTCAAAAGTAGTTTCTTTGTATGTCAATTTACCATCAACATACTTATCAAATATTGAACCGTTATGATCCTTTGAATAAAAATCTTTTATTTCTTTAAGAACTACATCAATACCTTCAGTTTTGATTGAACCATAACTCACATAATATGAGGGGAAATCACAAATCTCGAACAATTGTTCATCTTTTAATTTCTGTGTTGGCAACTTATATTTTAAATCAGTTGAAACCCAAAAACTATACCAAATACTATTACTCCATCTTGAATATGCCATACAAATAAATATTAGGTTCTCAATCTTTCTTCGTGGTGATCGGATGGCAATGATAGTTTTCTTATTGGTTGATTTTCCATAATTGATAAAACTTCTTCCAATGAGATTGGATCCATATTATTACCATCAATACCAATATCCATTGCCTTACCCTCTGAAAGCCTTTTATGTGGAGGTAAATGAACGTGCCCATGCAGCAGTATCACACCTTCATTCATATTCTTCCAAGAAGCAATTGGATAGTGAAATATTTCGAATGTATGAACAATCTTAGGGTCTTTTTTACTTTCCTTATCCATTTCAACGTGAAGGGTTAAGATATCATTTACTGACTTGAAATAGTTTTTCACACCACCTTTATTACGTTCTATGTGGTGATCGTGATTACCCAATACCAAGTGAATATTCTTACAAACAATTCTATTACGGAATATCTCAATGTTTTCAAATCCACCGAATGAAAAATCCCCTGAATGGATAAGAATATCATTCTCACCAACCGAAGCATTTAAACCCGCAACAATCCTTGCGTTCATTTGCTCAAGTGTGTCAAATGGACGTGTTTGATTGATAGGTGTTTCACCATCATAAGTTTTCCAATTACTTACACCTCGACATATGTTCTTGTGTCCATAGTGAGTTCACGTGTCCGATGTGAAGAAGATATTCACATCGGACTTTTTAACTATTTTAAGTGTTGACATTTTTTATTTTTTTTAAGTATTACAAATATACAAAAAAGGTTTGAATTAACAAACCTTTTTTAATTAATCCTCATCCTCATCATAACTTTCATCTTCATCATCATAATAAAAGTATCCTTGAAACTCACAATTTTCAGGTTCTTCTTCAATCCATTCCCAATTTGGACTTTCAGATAAGTTTGGTGCGATATATTTTTCACCGATTTCATTGAATACCAAATCAATACCAGCACTTCTATCTGAACCTAAACCATTCATTTCGGCTAATAATTCGTAGTAATCCTTACCACCGAACTCACCATAACCATCATAGTTTTCTTCTTTCCAAATATTACCTTGATTGTCAGTCATATAGACAGGGAATGTAGGTAATGTGCTGTATTGATTAGCAATACTTTTCTTTGTGTCTTGTGTTTTCCAGCTAAAAAATCCCATAGTTTTTATTATTTATGAAACAAAGATAAGGAAGATATTTTATATTTCCAAATATTTTTTTCTATTTAAAAATTAATGATATAATACCAGCAAAAATAATGATTAATAAAATAATCGCAATTGGTATCCATAATGGGGAAAATATCCACCACCAACTCCAAGTAGCAACAATTCCCCAACCACCCAATTTAAGAGTTAAAAATATAAGGAAAAGTATTGACCCAATCCCTAATCCTGATTTCTTTGAACTATTATCTGACATAATCTTTTTATTTGTTTTTAACTAATTTAACTAAATAAAGTATTGATTTAAGTAAGAAATATATGAAAATGAATGTTACCATTAACATCAAAACCCACCACATCGGTAATAATAACAATTTCCAACCAAAAACCACCGGAGCACCCCAATCTACCAATCTGAAAACTTTATAAGTTATCAAAAAGAATAAAACACTCATCAATGTTGTAAACACTAACATCGTTCCATTTTCTAAAAATTTATTTTTCATATTTTTTTATTTTAATACCACAAAGATACATAACATTTTTAATATTTCCAAATATTTATTTATATGATTTCAATTATTTTCATAATATTAGCAGGAATATTTAACGCATCTATGGATGTAGTCACTTATAGATGGGAAAAATCTTTCTTTAAAAAACATTTAAACAAATATTCACAATTCTTTAACCCAAAGAAATCTTGGACAAATAAATATAAACATGGTGTCGCTGGTTTGGGTGAAAAGTTCCCATTCTCAACATCAGCATTTGTATTCCTTACTGACTGGTGGCATCTTGCTAAATGTATTATGATACTTTGTATATCACTTGCAATAGTATTCTACTCACCAATAATCGGAATATTAGATTTTCTTATCTATTACATCCTTTTCAGTGCTTCATTCCACACTTTCTTTGTTTGGGTTTTAGTAGATTAAATGTTTTCATTATCCCAATTCATAGGGACACCATTTTTTAAGTTTTTAGGTTTTTCTGGTGCTAAATCACCAAAATACACTCCATAATTTTTAATATCAAATGGAACTAAATATGCCCCATAATCATCATTCAATTCGTATATTTCACTAAAACCATTATTTACCTGTCCATAGATTTTTAATATATCAATACCACCTATTTTATCTAATTCTTCCACGTTCTTTAGTTTTAATTTGTTTAACATCATATAATTTAAGAAACTCATCAATAGGTAATTTCTTTATTTCAGCAAAAAACTCAATAGCTTCCTGCAATTCTTCTTGTGTTTCAGTCAATCCAATAACCTCATCACTACCTTTGTTGGTAAAAACAAACTTTTTCATATTATAATAGTATTAAATTATTTCGAATAATACAATAGTGTTGGTGAGTTTTTTTTCACCTCCACATCAGGGTATTTCTCCCTAAATTGAACAATGTTAAATGGTTTGGTTATTAAATGACATCCATTTAAAGTTTTTATCACACCAATTATCTTATCAGGGTCATAAGGCTTACAATTATGTTCAATATGAGCCATCATCAATGGACTTGGAAACTCCATATCATCCACATCAATCAACCATTTCTTTTCTTTATCTGCCGAATGTGCCGAAGCAACACTATCAAATACCTTCTTAGCCGATTTAAAACTCTTAGCTAATATCACATCTGTTAGTTTCTTCATTGAATGGTAAGCACACTTTTCAAAACTCCTTTTATTAAGATTGATATAAGCCCTTGCGTTATGTAATTCACATAGGGTAACAATCTCTTTCTTCTTCATTTCAAGATAGTCAGCAGAAGTTATAGTATATGATTTAACCATATAGTTATTTGTTTTTAATTCAGGATTTTCCTTACGCCTTTGAATTATCTGAACGTAATAGAAATCATCTGAACTATCAAATGTTAAGTATTGCTTTATTTGTTCAAAATTGTCTATCATCCAACAAAAATAAAAAAAAATACCCGACTAAACAAATAATCGGGTATAATTCTTTTAAGTTATTGATTACCAATAGGTAGTCGTTTCAACTTATCTATGGAAATAATCCGTTTTCCACCATCATTTACGTCAGCTAACATATCAAAAACACCTTGATTTTGTATGTTCATAAAGACATAATACAGATATTCGGGAAGTAATACATCGGTTCTAATTACTTTAACACCAATGTTTTCAGGTGAGAATGTTTTAACTGGCTTACCAATTTCATTTCTACTACCTTTTTTAACTAACCAAAAATCCGCATCAGGGAAGTTGGTTTTGAATTCACATAAATCTCCTATTGTCATACTACAAAAATAATAAAGTTTTTCAATTATACAAAAATAAATATATAATTTTTAATTATTCCACAAAATATTTCATTTTAATACCTTTTTTAATCCATCTTGTGATTGTTGCTTGGGATACTTTATGTATTTTGGCAATTTCTTTTACTGAAGAATATATTTGATTTGTGGTTAAATCTAAAACTTTTTTACACCCATAAGTATTACCTTCAGAAAAATTAGTTTTAACCCTTTCTTTTTTATTAGGGTTTAAAGAACAATATTCAAAATGCCATTTCTTAGCATTTCTAACATCAAAACACTTTTTACAATGCGGACACTCTACTTTATATTCCAATGAATGTTTTCTTAATTTTTCTACTTGTTCCGGTGTTCTTTTAATCCCTTTAAGTTTTTCACTTATTTTTTTCCTCACATCCAATCTTTTAGATGGGTTATTATCACCAAGATTTCTCCCTTTCATAATTTCTGATTGTTTCTTTTTTTGTTCTTCACTTACAACTTTAGTTTTACCTTTACCATATTTATTACCGATATTTGTAATTCTAAAAGCTTCTCTTGCTTCTTCATACCCTCTTGAAGATGTTATTCTTTTTGTGTTTTTAGTTGATGACATCATCTTATGGAATGCCAAAGCACTTTGTCTATCCCTGTATATTCTCCATAATAACCAATGAGCTAAAAAATGTTCCCTTGCAGTTAGTAAAACAATGTTAGGATTATTTTTAGGTCTGGTGCTAATACCTAAACCACCTTTTGACTTTGGTATTATATGATGTCCCTCAAAATAACCACCATTTTTTTTCTCTAATAATCTATCTTCTTTCATAGATAATCTACTTTCCATTAGATTATCATATATTTTCTTGTAATCCATTTTAAAACATAACTGAACTATCAATTAAATTATTTTTAGTAAGGTCTTGGTATATCAACCATTCAATATACTTAGATCTGTTTTTTTGGTTTTCATCAACCACTTTCATAAGTTCTCTACTCACCGATATAGATAACTTTTCTTTCTTTTTTTCTTCTTCTAATTTGTTTCTCATATATATATAAATAGGCTGAAAATAGAAAAAGGTAGTATTTTTTTCTATAAAAGATAAAAAAAAAGCACCTGATAATCAGATGCTTAATTTTATGAGTTAAAATAGAATGTTCTTATGATAATAAAGCGTAGAAATGTTTAAACTCCTTTAATCTTTCGCTAAGCCCAATTGTGCCGCCATTTACTCTTTTTGTAACAGCCGTAACAGTCGCTTCATCAGCACCTTTATCACATATTTCCCATAATTTGTTTGAATTAAAGAAATATGCTGCTGAAGCCAATGGATATTTAGTCGCTACTAAATCTGGGTTAGCGATACAATCTTCACCAATGAACTTTGTAAATCCTTGATAGTTAGCTTTACCAGTTAACTGGATAAAACCTCTACCTCTGAACTTGTATCCTTCACCTGAATTTTCATCACCATTACCCATTCTTGAAGCATATACCTTAGAAGCGATTTTTTGTGGGTTTCTTGCATAACCCTCAGCCAATGTTCCTGGGAAATACTTAGGGAATATCTTCTTCAAACCATCAGCTGAATAGTTTAAGTTTTCTTGTGTTGCTTTAAAACCACCACTTTCGTGTCCGCATTGCGCTAAGAAGTGAGCCAATCTTAAATTGTTTGTGATATTGAACTTAGCTGCTGTATCAGGGATTTGAGCCAATACTGAATCAGGAACATGTCCTTTTAATTTATCCAATTTAAAACCTGAAGCTGGGATTGCAGTTGTTGTAGGTGCAGGTGCTGCCACTTCACCGAACATTGCTTTCCAAGTTCCATCACCGACAATACCATCAGCACTTAAATTATTCTTTGATTGCCATTCTTTAACAAGTTTTTCTGTTCCTGCACCGAAAATACCATCAGCTGCAGTTCCTAATTTTGCTTGGAGTTTTTTTACATCTTCTCCAGTAGATCCTACTTTTAATAACATAGTTTGTTAGTTTTTATTTATTAGTTTATTATATATTTACGTATTTTGTTCCAGGTATGAAATCACCAGCATTATACTTAGCAAGTAATGTTCTCCAATCATATCCTGATTTCTCTAAATGAGGTGAATCTTTAAACTTCCAATCACCACCCCAAGTATATCCGTGTCTTTTATAGATATTTACAACTTCCATCCAATCAGGCTTACCATCCTTATCAAAATCTTTTACTTCATCCCAACTAGCACCACCATTTACCAATAAAACAATATCAAACGCTAATCCGTAATTATGAATTGATTGTCCTCCCTTTGCTTTGGTAACAATACCTAATTTTTTTCCATTACTATCAAATAGTTTAGTTCTACCTTGAGCATATAAAGCATCTTGTTCTTGAAATGTTCTTAATGTATAAGCGAACCTACAAGTTATGTTAGTTAAAGTTGGAACTACTTCATTTAAATAAATGTCTTTAACTTCTTGTCTAATTTTTGGATGAAGGGTATCAATCCTACTTAGTGTAATATTATCTATTGCCATATCTATATCCTCTTTATAAATAGTTTAATTTTTAATTTGGGATATATTTATAGATATGAGTTTAAGAACGTTGATTGAAAGTATATTATTAGAGAACGAAATAGATAATATCATTAAGAACAAAAAAAAAGAATTAGAAAAATCTGAAATTGGTTTATCTATTGGTTTTAGTGATACTTTTGATAAGTATGCTAAATTATTTACTGATAAAATACCAACACCTAAAAAATACATTTCAAAGTATTTTGATATATCTTTAGAGATTTGGAATGATTCAAATATGACAGCAGATGAATCTTTTAATAAAGCTCTTTTGGCGTTTGAAAGATGGATGAGTTATAAAAAATCAGGTTTAATAACTAAAGATATTATGGTTCAGGATTATGTAAGTATGTTGGATACTTTTATTGGAATAGAACAAAGAGAATATACTAAAAGGGAAGAAAAAAAGATAAATACCATTTATGAAGATAAAAGATGGTTAGTCATTAAAGTAAATTCAATGTTAGCGTCTTGTAAGTATGGACAAAATACTAAATGGTGTATATCAGCAACAAAACATCAAAATAGATATGAAGGATATTCAAAAGATAATTTAATTTATTTTGTTATTGATAAAAATGATAGGGCCCATAATGAGGATAACTTATATAAAATTGCTATTTTAGTTAATAAAAAATCAAATAAACTTGAGTTTTGGGATGCTAGTGATGAGTTATTAACTCCGCAAGAAGCTAATATTGTTAAAAGATATATTCCTGAAATAATTGAAGCTATTGAGAAAGATGCTATGTTAGCTAAAGATGACGTTACAAAAGATTTTATTAAAAATGAACTCGATGATAATTCATTAAAATCTATTAAAGATTACAAAAGAACACAATTATATTATAAGACTGATGGATTTAAATTAGTATTCGAAAAACCAAATACTAATCATTTTATAGAGGTTGATGTAAATATAGAAAATAATAGTATATCACCAACATTTTATGTTAAAGAAATAATAAATAATAAAGAAACAGGTGAAAGATATTATGGGGAAGAATATTCTATAATTAGTATTGTAAGTAATGAAAAAATAACAAAAAGTAATTTCAAAAAATTATTAAGAGAATTGGTTATTGATTTATTAAAAAAACCTGAAGTTGTAAAATACTTTAAAGAAAATCCTAAAGAATATTTCAAAAGTGTTGATTTATATAAAGATATTGAAAACTTCACAGGTAAAGTCCCACAAGAAGCTTTCATTAAAGCCGTTAAACTATTAAAAGAAAAGGGTGAGCAAAATATAACAACAATAAGAAGAATTGTCGATCCAAAATTACAAGCATCTCATAATGTAAAACCTTTATTGAAATCATTGTATAACTTTGGTTTAATTACATTGGAAAGAAGAGGTAATAATGTAATGATTATTCCTACCCCTAAATTGGTTAAAACCCCATTAAATAAGATTATTTAAAAATAATTTGTAAATATTAAAAAAAGTTGTATATTGCAACCCATTAAAATAAAAAATGTATGGAAAAGTTAATTAAAAACATTCTAAATGAAGTAAAAAAGGAAAGATTACAAGAATCTTCAGAAAGTAAAAACCTTAAAGTTGATGTTTCAACAATACCTAATTCAGGTAAAGGACTTTTCGCTAAGAAAGATTTTAAAAAAGGTGAATATATCTGTAAATTCACTGGTGATTACATTGATAGTAAAGAACTTGAAAAAAGAGATGTTGGAGGTGCAAGATCGGCTTATTTCATCTATATTGATGATAATACCACTTTAGATGTTTATGATTCAAAGTGTTTAGCCAAATACGCCAATGACGCTGAAGGTTTTAGAAAGATTAGAGGTAAAAGAAACAATTCAGCTTTAGCTCAGGATGGTAAAAACATTTACATCCAAGCAACCAAAGATATTGATGCTGGTGATGAAATATTTGTAGGTTATGGTAAAGATTATTGGGATAACATTCACTAATATTTAAAAAAAAAGGGTAGTTTAATAACTACCCTTTTTTTATTTACTTTCAGCTAATTCAAGTTCCTTTAACATCTTGTAAGCTCGGCTTAATCTGGTGAGGCCAATCCCGCCACCAAATCTGCTAAAGAAGTCATACGATAAAAATTGTTCTAATTCTTTTTCAACTCTTTCTTTACCAAACAATTCAAATAATTTTTTAGAGTAACCACCATTTTCAATTGTATAGAAAGTGTTTCTCATTTGTTCAACATCACAACTTCTTTCAGCCGAACCAATTGTTTCTTGTCCAAATAAAATCACATCAATTTTATTATATAAATCACTTCTATCGTGTTTCATATTCCAAAATGGATTTGTTCTTTCAGGGAAATGTTCCAATGAAATACAATTACCGAAATCTTTCCACATTTTAGTTTCTTCTCTGTTTTCTAAAATCTGAACATCATATTTGTCACACATAGAATTATAGAATACTCTATCAGGTGCTCCGAATCCTAAATGAATAAGAAGTTCTTCTTCCATCTTTCTCATATCATTAATGTCACCTTTTGATTCAAACTCAAACATTGGGAAAATAAGTTCGTGTCTACCAGGGATTGGATCTTTTTCTTGTCTGTATGATGTTGAAATACAGAATACCCCATTCCATTCAGGGTTTTGTAATAACTCGTGTTCTAACCACATTTGCCCTGTTTGTGGTAGAGGCCAAACCTCACCTGAATAATTAAATTGTGTGATTGAGTGCGGGTTTTCACATGCCGCTAAAATTGATAATCTTGATTGTGTAGGCACTTCTAAGAAGCCCTTTGCTAGGAAAAACTCCCTGAGTTTTTGAACCAGCTCGTGATATGTTTTTGTGTCTTTCATAATATTTTTTTAAGTATAGGCATAAAAAAACCCAATAGAAATATTGGGTTTAATTATTAATAATTTTCATCTAAATCTTCATCATCAAAATTATCAAATAAATCGTTTTCTTCTTCAAAAGATTCATTGAAATCGTCCTCTTCAGGTTGATCTTCAAACTCATCCGTGACTTCATACATCAATTCAGTAAATTGCTCAGCTGTGATTTTATTTTCAGCGATTGCTTCATACATCAATAAACAAACCGTGTCAAAATCTTCGGTTTTAATTTTACTTTTTAATTCTTCTAACTTCATAATTTTAATAATTTTAATATAAATAGCGGGTTTTATTAAAATGTCGTTGGGTTGTTATATCTTTTCCAATTTTTACCATAAGACATTCTCATAAAGGATTTCCATTTAGATTTAGCGGTTGCCAAGTCCAATTTCTCCTTAACGGTTTTCTTAAACACCTCAAAACTATATTTAGAGGGATCATAACCTGTTGCTCTGTTATTGATGATTTTTCCGTGAGCATCCGTTGGGAACTGTCCTGTTCCATCAAACTTCTTGTAAAGTTGTTTGTTTGTTTTTTTAACTTCCATAATGTAATTATATTTATATTCTTCTAATTTGTCAATTCTTTCAACGATCACTTATAATTTTTTAATTCTCGTTTTGTTTGTTTTTCAATGTCTTTTGACTTGATACTATCTTTTTTATCAAATGACTTTTTACCTTTGGCTACACCAATAACCACTTTAGCCATTCCCTTAACAAATATAAGTTCTAATGGGACTAAAGTATAACCTTTCACAACAAACTTACTTTTAATTTTATTTATTTCTTTTTTATTTAAAAGTAATGTTTTATCCCTTTTTTCATCGGGTGAGAATGGGTTATTTTTATTCACATATAAACCTTTAAGGATTATTGAGTTGGATGTGATAATGCAGAAAGCATCTGTAAAATTACATTTACCATTTCTGATAGATTTAACTTCATCACCTTTAAGGACAATACCTGCTGTGTATTGTTCTTCTATATGATAATCATAAAATGCTTTCCTGTTTTTCATACCACAAATATAACCCTTTTATTTCAATAAAACAATATCAATATATTTTATTACCACATTTTAAAGGTGTTCCATCAGAATTAAGGACTTGAATTGTTCCTCTCCGACTATCTAATGTTTTATAAACAAAACCATTTTCACATTGAATACTATAATCCCAATGTGATCCTACTTCATATGGATCTTGCTTACTTTCACAATAAAGTCCAAGCGTCATCATACCAAATGCGAATAGAATAAATAATAACATCTCTTTCATAATCTTTTTATTTTTGTTTTACAATTTCAATTAGCTTATCAATACAAGCATTTTCTGCTTCTTCGTATTTTTCATAATGTGTAAAATTATTTAAAACATTACTTTCATAAACTTCACATTTATAACCATCTTTATTATGTATTATTCTATAGTTATATTCCCATTTTAGTTCTCCGTCTTCAATATTTCCTTCACTATCAAAATTATTATAAAAAGGTAATCTAGAAACTATATCAGAAGACATATCAAAATAATCTCTAAACCATCTAAATACTTGTTGTTTGAGTGGTGCTAATATATTAAAATTAGGACCAATGTTTATTTCATCATCTAATCTCAAGTATTCAATTTTTTCAGCAAATTTCCAATCTCTCCCATTAATAGTATAATAATATCCAAAACAAGGTTCATCAAATCCAAGCTCTTTTAATGCTAAAGATTGTTCATATGTTGCAAATTCTTTTTTCATAATCTTTTTATTTTAATATTACAAAGGTAAAACTATTATTTCTAATTTACAAATTATTTTTCGTGATAATAATAAGAAACCCTTCCTTCCGTGAAATCCTTATATAATTCCAATTGTTTCTTAGCAAACTCATCCTTCATTTCCTTAGTAGCATCACTCAAAAATGGACAATCAATACCCCAATTATGCCCAAATCTACCCATTTTTGGATTACCAGTATCACTTATTACCAATAATACTTGATTAGTTTCTTTAACTTTCTTCATCCAACAAAAATATAGATTATTTACTTATTATCCAATTTTTTTATCATATTTTCTATAACTGCTTGATGTTCAGTTAAATCCTTCAATTTAATTGTTCCAACTGATAATCTAAACCAACCTTTATTTTCTGTCGATCCAAAATATTCAAATGGAACTAACCCTACTTTACATTCATCAATCAAGAAATCTAACATCTCATCTAAACTGCTAAACTTATCCATATAACCTAAATAAACTGATATGTAGATAGCCCCATCAGGTTTTTTGTAATTAACCTTATACCCACCATTTTTCATACCCTCTAATACCCCACAAATACCATTACATATTTGCCCAAATGTATTATTCCTTGCAGATAAAAATGTGTTAATACCATAATAAGGATCGTCAAAATCTTTTGATAAGTATTGTCCTACCCCAATTTGTTCAGGTTTATTAGCCCAAGCCCCAATATGACTGAATATCTCACCAGCTTTCTTAATTAATTGCTCAGGTCCAAACATCCATCCAACCCTTACTCCTGTAGCTGCCAATGACTTTGAAATACCATCTACACATACCAAAAAATCTTTGATCTGGGGAACTAATTTGATTGGATGATGTGTTTGTATTCTTGATAAATCTGAATAAATCTGATCAAAGAAAAGATATACTGGTTTGTAATCTTTTGTTGTTTCCAACCTTCTTTTATTTTCATCCACTATAATTTGACAAATATCTTTAAGAACATCAGGATTAATTATTTTTCCTGTTGGATTTTGTGGGGAACAAAGACATACCATTCTTGCGTTCTTGATATTATCTTTAATTTGTTTTGCTGTTGGAAAGAAATCATTTTCAGGGGAACATTCAATTTTAATTGGTTTCCCATCGTGTAAGAATGTATAATGGTTATTATTCCAACTTGGAACTGGAAATATAATCTCATCACCTTTATCAATAATTGTTTTAAATATTGTATAGATAAGAGGTCTAACACCAGCACCAATAAGTATTTCATTTGGTGAATAATCTATGAAATGATTTCTTCTAAGATGTGATGAAACAGCTTCTCTAAGTGATAATTCACCGACAGGTGTTGGATAATTTGTATTTGAAACATTAAAGTTTGATTGAATGTATTCATTCAATTTTTGTGGTATAGGATACAATTGAGAATCGAAATCCCCAATTGTATAGTTATATACCTTTTCAGTTTTGGCTTTGATTTTACTTGATATCTTTAATATCTCAGAACCAATAATATTTTCTCCGTAATTTGATAATTTAGTCATAATTCAATTAAGCCTCAAATGTATTATTAATTGGTGGATATTCCACAGCCGTTTCATCCATAGCCGGTTCTGCATAATATTCAGGTATAGCTTCACCCATCATAGGTGCTTCAGCCATAGGTTCTTCCTGACTAATTCTATCATATTCTTCGTGATATTTAATAAAGTTTCCATTTTCAACTTCATCAAATAAAGATGCGTTTTGAACATTATTTTCTTTACAATAATTGATATACAATTCTTTAATATGTAAAGGAATAGGGACAAACATCATTTCCATTTTCACATCCCAATTTGTCCAACAAGAAAACTTCCTTGAAAAATCATACATTTCAATCATTTCACTATCATTTCTCAAATCTTCTTCATCTCTTTCATCTAAATATCCCTTTTTTACCTCATCATTTGTTTTATTATTTGAATGGTAATATGAAAAATCCATATCATAATACAAACCGATTTTTCTATTTATATTTTTTTCAATGAAATAAGCTAAAACACCTCTATCAGAGTATCTGTAAAAATATTCATTTTGAGTGACACACCATTTAGTTCCTCTACCATAAACAGAAGCTGCATCATATGATAATGGTAAGAATAACATATAGTTATCATCCTCATAAAGGATTTTAATTTCTTTTTTGGCTTTACCGATTGACTTAGTTAATGTTGCTTCTTTAATGCTTCTAACAACTTCACTTAATTTCTTATATTTGTTTAAATCAGGGGTTTCAATCATACCATTTGTAGCCAATTCATCAAACTTTTTTAAGTTATCCATAATATAATTCATTTCAGAATATATACTACTTTCAAAATCCTTTGAAAGATTTCTTGTAAATCTAACTAAATGTTCTATGTATTTTTTTGTTTTAGTGTCATCTATTTTATTTGCGATGTCAATAAAATCAATAGGTTCTACTTTACCTTTAAATCTTTCTCTAATTAAATCAATTTTAGCCATTTGTTTCTATATTATATTGTGAGTTTATGTTTACTTTGTTATTGTTAAAATCTTTTAGTAGCGAATCGCCGAATTCATCCGCCCATTTATCATATTCAATAATCTTTTGTTGTTCCTTATAAAGGATTTTTAATTTACCATTATCACCTAAGATTGTAATTTTTTCTTGGTTTTCTGTAATATCAATAGGTGAAAAGTTTATAAGTTGTGCCAGAGTAGCAAAAAACTCAAACTTTGTTTTATTCTTCAATATTTCTTTTAAATCTGTCATTGTTCAATAGTATATTCATTATGTTTAATAATCCATTTAATTTCACCATCTTTATAAAGCAATAATTGTCCTTCATCGGTTATTATTACCCTATCACATACATAAGTTGTATCTGTGATAACTTTAGTTTGTTTATCTGTATGGATATTACAATTACTTAATATCATCATCCCAAGAATAAGGAATACCATTTTCATAATCAATTGTTTTAAAAGATTTCATTAATTTATTTATAGCCCTTAAATCTTTACTATTTGCTTTGGTTTCTGTTAATAAACTCTTATAATTGTTGATAAGTTTAATCATCTCATCAAAACTATTTACAGCATTTAATATGAATACAGCATCTTTTCTTGTATCAAGGATATTCTGTTGATCCCTATGTTCTTCATTTTCAGCACATATTAAAGAAATAAACATTTCATCTCGGTCAACCAAATCAATTGAACCAAATGTTTCCATATCATCAGGATCGTTCCTTTCTTGCATTCTTAAAGGAAGTTTCATCATTCTATCAAACTTTACCATTTTTGAGGGACCCCATTCCCAATATCATTTTTTTTAACCCTAAAACACATAAAACCATACCAACATAATAGTATTGTGTTAATACTTATGTTAAACCATGTTCCAAAACCTATTGTTCCAATACCAAAAAAAGGTAAAAAACCAATAGAAATTGAAAAAATTGCTAATAAAAGTCCCACAGCAAATAATTTTTTATTATTTTTAGCGGTAAGTGTAACGTTTTTAATTTTCCTCTCAGGAAACCATTCAATCATATATTTTGTCATAAAATAAAGTATAATAAATTAAAACCAAAAAAGGAAATATTTATCATAATATGAGCGACACAAAAAAGAAATTATTTGTCCCAAGAAGATTATCCGGTGAAAATAGTAAGTGGATGGATTGGAATAAGATGCAACCCATAGTAAATGGTATTCAGATAAATCAATATACGCATGATGGTAAGAAAGAAGGATATTGGGAAAAATATTATGATAATGGACAATTAGATAGTAAGGGTCCATATAATAATGGTAAGAGAGATGGTTATTGGGAATATTACTATGATGATGGAGGATTAATGAGTAAAGGTTATTTTAAAAATAACGAAAAAGATGGTATGTGGGAAGATTATTTTGGGAACGGACAATTAATGTATCGTAGCGCATATGATAATGGTATAAATGATGGTATATGGGAAGCTTATTATAATAATGGACAATTAAGAAATACTGGTTCGTATATAAATGATAATAGAGAAGGTATATGGGAGTTTTATAATAAAGATGGAAAATTAGAGGGTAAGGGTTTATATAAAAATAATAAGTTAGTTGAAGAATTACCATTAACTGAAAGTGAAACCCCATCATTCTTATTAAAAGAAGAAATGACACTTATTAGAGAAGGTAAAATTGAAGATTATATCAATAATATCCTTTCTAAAATTAAAAACTTACCTTACGAAACCAAAAAGAAATATCTTACAATAGCAATTTCAACCCTTTTAGGTTATACATCTTATCCTGTTATTCAATCAATATTTGATAATTCACCAGATAAAGAAGCAAAAGAAATTGTTCATAGAGTAATGGACAAAAAAGATAAGTTTTCTATGTTTAAAGATGGAACAAAACTACATTTATCAAAAAAAGGTTTTAACCATATTGTAAATGAAGAAAAACCAAAACTAATAGCATACGCATTAGGTGATGGTAAAATAACAGTTGGATATGGACACGCAGAACCGATTGGAAAAACAAAACTTAAAGTCGGACAAAAAATATCAGAAGAACAAGCAAAACAATATCTTAAACAAGATCTTAAAACCGCAGCCGATGGGGTTAGAAGAATGTTTAGTGATTGGAAAAAACAAGATAAAAACTTTAAAGTAACACAAGATATGTTTGATGCTCTTGTATCATTGGCTTTCAATATAGGAGTTTCAGGTTTAAGACAAACTGATATGGTTAAACACCTTAAAAATGGTGATTATAAAACAGCTGGTGAAATTATTAAACAAACTAAAATAGACCCTGATACATTTCCAGGTTTAGAAAAAAGAAGAGGTCGAGAATCCAATATGTTTTTGTCATATTTATCACAAAATAATAAAATAAATGCTTAATATTACATATTTATAAGGATATGGGATTTTTACAATTTTTATTCGAAGGAAAAGTCGAGGACTTTAAAAATATATTCAAGGACAAATATACAACCCCTGAACAAATGGACGCTATTATCAGAGTTTCATCTGAAGTAGATCCAAAACATAAGTATTTAATTTGGTTAGCTAAATCATTAACTAAACCAGTATCCAATAATGAAATTGCCTTTGCGGATGAATTAGCTCAAGCTCAAGAACTTTTAATGAAGTTTAAAACAATTGGTTCAAATCTACCAATTAAAGATATTACAGGTTATAAAAATATATCTGAATTAGCTGAAGCAATTAAAAATTATGAAAATAGACAAAGAAGAACAATTAAAAAGGTTGAAGGTGCTGATATAATTTATGATGATGATGAATATACAATTATTCATCCAAAAGAATATAAAGCATCTTGTTATTATGGTCAAGGTTCAAGATGGTGCACAGCATCAAGAGATAGTGATAGTCATTGGATAAGACATAATAGGGAAGGTAAATTATTCTATTTCCTATCAAAGAAATTACCAACAAATGATAGATTTTATAAAGTAGCTTTAGAGCAAAAATATGATGGAGAAAGAAACTTTTTTGATGCACCTGATAAACCATTCACTTCTGGTTGGATAATAGGGACAGATTATTTAAAAGAAATGCTTGGGGTTGTTGATCAATATTTGAAAGATAACTATTCAAAAGAAATTGAAATATTTTCAGATGAACAAAAAGCAGAAGTTGAAAGAGAAAGATTAAGAAGAATTGAAGTCCAAAATATAATAAATCAAAAAAGAATTGAGGCTCAAAATAGAAGAGAAGAAAATGAATGGAATCCTGATGAAATTAGTCATGGTTCAGAAGGAGCACACGCTTGGGCTTTATTAACTTATTTATTGAGCACCACAAGTTTAGAAGAAAAACAACCTGAAGATGAACAAAGAATAGAGTTTATTGATTCCGAATTAGAAAGATTAAGTGAATTACAAAGTCAATATGAAGCAGAAGGTAGGGATTTAACTGAGATTGTTGAACAAATCTCAGATTATGAAGAAGAAAAAGAAAAAATAAGAAATAGAGTTGATGTGTATGATATGATACCTGAACATAGTTATTGGGGTATGTCAGTTTTTTTTACTTTAGCTCATCCTGACTATGAAGGTAGTGAATGGACTGTTGGTGATAATGAACAAATAGATAATGCAGCATATGAATATCAAAGAGAAATAATTCGTGATACAGGTTTTAATGATTTTAATAGGAATTACCTTAGAAGATTTGTAGATGCTGATGCTGTCGCTGAAGAAGCAAGAGATAGTTATAATCAATGGGTGTATGATGAACCATCCGCTTATTTAGATGAAAAAGAAGATAGATTATTAAGCAAATCACAAGAAAAAGAAATTAAAGAAATACAAGAAAAAATTGATAAGTATAAATCTTTCATTGAAAAAGCAACTGAACGTCAAGAAAGTTATGATGCGGATAGTAGTCAATGGAAAGCTCTTGAAAAGGGTATTGATAAACTAAATGATTTAATAACTGACCTTGAATATGATATTGATATTATTAAGGATGAACCAGATGGGTATTGGGATGAAAATAAAATAGAAGAAAAGATTGATGAATTGGTTGATGATGTTAAAAATGATCCTTTATATTGGTTAGAAGAAATGGGTATTGAAGATTTAAGCCGTTACATTGATGAAGATGAAGTTATTAAAGACATTGTGAATAGTAATGGGTATTATGAAATTTTAAATGGTTATAATGGTGATGGTGATACTATTGATTGGGATAATGAAACTTACCATATAATGCAGACAAATGGTTAAAAATTAAAAAAAACAATATATTTATAAGTATGACAAAAAATGACACAAAAAAAGCCTTTTTAACTAAAGGTATAATAGATAATGAAGTATTTGAGAGATTTTTAAGTGAAGATCCAACAACACAAAAGAAATATGTATTCTATATGATTAAAGAATACCTAAAACAAGCTAAGGATGAAGGTGTTAAAGTTAATGACATATCTTTAGATGATTTAGATATGGGTATTTTATCACAAATATTTTCTTATGTGACAGAATATAACACTTTATTAGGTAGAGTTCCACAAGATAAAAAAGATATTTATAAATTATCTTTTGAAGAATTGGCTAATGTTGTTGAAAATTTAAATCAATCAAATAATAATGATGACGATAAATCTTCTTTAAGAAAAAAAGCTAGAGCTAATTCTGATAATTTTAATGAATTAGGAATTGTAGATGTTCCAGGTGTATCAGTTGTTGCACCATATAATCACGACGCTATTTGTTATTATGGACAAGGAACAAGATGGTGTGTTGCTATGGATACTTCTAGTCATTGGATGGGTTATTACTTCAACCAAAACAATACTTTTTATATTATAAGTGCAACAAATGATAGCGTTAAAAATAAAATTAAACAACATTACCAAGATAAATGGAAGTCAATGGGTTTAGGGAAACCAGTATGGAATGAAAAAAGAAAAACATACACTACAAAATGGACATTAGTTAAAGATGGTAAAGATATTGCCGATATTGCAGCAACCGATAAAGAAGATCCAGCTGAATTATTTAAAGAAAGATTGAAATTACCTTCATTGAGAGGTTATGATATTGAAAACTATGGTTATAGAAACTTATATAAAGTAGCATTTTTAGTTCCACCATTAAAAGATAGAAATGGTGTTATTGTTAGAGATGAGGAAAATAATCCTTTACCTAATTTATCAGATGCTCATATATACTCTTCAGATGACGTTTCATTTAATAGAGATTGGAAAGAATACTTTAAAGTAATCGGTTTAGATGATTTTATAGAATAAAATTAAAACCCCTTAATTGGGGTTTTTTTATGTTCTTACATATTTATATATTATGAAACTTATAATCACAGAAGAACAAAAAAAGAAGTTATTCATACCAAGAAAAATAGATGAGAGGGAAAAAGAATATCAAGAAATAATCAATAATAGATTAGATGATATTAAACAATCACCTATTGGTAAAATAACAAAAGATGCTATTTTTGAATGGTTACATGAAAACAATATAGAACAATTTTTAAAACTATCTCATAAAGGCCCATCATTAGGTGAAGTATATGGTTCATCATATAACAAATCAACAGGTAATGTAATACTTTTTGTTGATGATCAAACAGATAAAAATATCGCAATAAGTTTTGATATTAAAAATATTCAAATAGGAACTTTTGATATACCGGATGATGGTGATACCATTTTTTACCCAATTAAATAATACTATGAAAATTATAATCACAGAAGAACAAAAAAAGAAGTTATTCATCCCAAGAAGGATTGATGAAAGAAAAGAACAACTTAAAAAAGAATTGTCTGAAAAAACCAAAGAATTACTATCTCATTTTAATATAACTGAAATAGTAAATCATGGTCGTATTGATGATTATGAAGATGAAATAGTTGATAAAGATATTGAAAATGGTTATAGTAAAATTGTTATTGATGGTAAAAATTATTATGGATTTTCAGATGTAGAAACTATCTTATCAAAAGTAACAGATTATGATAGTGATTTAGTTAATGATTGGGAAGAAATGTTAGCAGGATATTTAAATGTGAATATACCACAACCATCAGATGAAAGTATATATAAGTCAGAACCTAATGTTATTGGTAGAATGTATAAGGTTGTTATTACCCCATCAAGTATGAATATCAGTTTTTCTTACGCAATTGTAGAATATACAGAAAAAGAAGGTAATGAAACCATTACCCTTTAATATTATTTTCATTCTTGTATTTTTCGTCTAATTTATCATATTCCTCAGACCTTTCTTTATTTGATTCGCCAGATTCTAAATCTGTATGGTCATAATTGAACACATCGGTGTCAGGTGTTACCCATCTACCATTTCTTTCTGCGGTCCAAAGAGTGGTGTTATATTTTCTGTTAATAACAATTTCTTCTTTAACTGTGAAAGATGGGTCATGCATTATTAAACGATTATTTGGTTGGATTGCGAAGTTTCCATTATCCATCGCTATAAAATGACCGCATTTGTGTTGTGAAGGAAACTCACTTAAACCAAAATCTGTATCACTCATATCATCTGAACTCCCCCAATCTAAGGTGAACAAGTAACGTCCCGAATATTGTACTCTTCTTCTTGAAGTAAACTTGCAAGTTTTGTTTTTTAGTATCGGAAACGCTGTTACACCTACGTGATAAGTAAAGGAGTCCCATAAGACAAGTTCATCTAATTCTTGTTGTGGTGCATCTTCTTTCCAACAGAAAGCGTGTATGGGCATTCTCCACCAAATACCACCATCTTCCATCATGAAATGAAATAATGGTGCTTGTGCGGGTATGGATGACATTCCAAAAATGTAACACGGGAATTTTTTATCAAAAGAATCTTCTTGATTTCTGAGGAAATTACCTCTTATAAATGCTTCAACAACAGGAAGCGGTGTGTTTAAATATGACATATTTTATATATAATTGTTAATTTTTGTTTAATTCAAGATATCATCACACCAAATAGGGGTTTTTTCTCCAATATAAGCCCCTGAAACATTGTATTCAAAGTATTCAATAGCATCTACCTCATCCATATCCCTACAAAGGATTTCAATACATTTAGATACAGAATAAACCAATCTCATTGATTTAGTATCAACACCGATGATAGCCTCATCAAAACCATCGGCTTTAAGGAAACTATCATCAGGGTATCTTTCAATAATACTATCAATCATTATTTCTTACCTTTAATGTCAGGACGATTTGATATATGCTCAATAACTGATTCATAGATTTTGATGAACATTTCTTTTGTTCTACCACCAAACACCACATCTTTTACTTCAGTTCTGGTATCTTGAACATTCCAGAACTCAATGTGTTTTTGAATGTCTGTAAACTTCTTACCTTTACTATCTAAGTTTTTGAAGTCAGAAACCAATTTTTCAGGTTGTAAATAAACACCAAAGGTTTCTTTCTGATGATTTTTCTTAGAGATAAAGTAAATCAATACATTCTTTGAGTATGAATAGAAGTGATTTGACGTATCTTTTGAAGCCGTACACCATTTGGTATTAGAACCATAGGTTAATGAAGCCTCATACGTTAAAGGTGTTCCAATCATATAATCTTCATCTTCAAAATACTTATGGAACTCTTTTTCTCTACGCTTCAACTCACGTTGTTGCTTAGCTACTTCCAATACCTTATTGAAATCTTCAACAGATTTAAACTTAAAGATATCCGAATCAGAACCTTTAATAAAGCCTTCTTTTACTAACTCATCAAAAGCTGCACAATCTTTCTTGTAATCATTTTCCAACCAATCAGTAAACTCATCAAGAATTGACTTTTTAAGGTTTTCAATTTCATCCGTGCAAGATACCAACCATTTAGTGTATTTAAATTGGCTTGACTTGTTCTGAGCAGATGGGTCATACTTTTTTAACAAATCCAAAAGATCGATGTTTAATTGATCTTTGTATTTTTCTTTGATTTCGGTGATACTAATCATATTTTCTTCTTATTAATTGTGATACAAATATAGTTATTTATTTTTAATTTACAAAATTATTTTTAGATTTCTTTTAAAATCTCTAAAACCTCATATTTCATATAGGGTAGAGGAACTCTATCAAAATCCATAGTTTCCCTATTCCACCATAAAATCTTTAACTCCCTGAGTTTCTTACCAGTTCTTAATTGATACATATAAGCGTAAAAGCTTAATTGAATAGCGTAAGCATTGTATGAACAATCCGATAAGTGTGATAAACAACCCTTCATCCAATTCCCATAATCATTCTTATAAGTCAATTTCTTATTAGATTTGTAGTCATTGATATCAAAATAATCACCATAATCCAATACTAAATCGGAAGTTCCAGCAACTTTCTTTTCATCAATCCATAAACATTCTTCAGCCATTATGGTTTCAGCCCTCAATAAATCCAATCTCTTAAATGCTTCGATTACTTGCTTTTCATAATCATCCGTAGGGAAATAAAACCCCTTAGCGTTGATATAATCTTCAATCGGATTATGAACCTTATAAGTTCCAAAGTCAGTTGCTTCTTTATTAATGGCTCTCCATTCAGCGATAATATCTTCTTTTTTCCTACCATCACGTCTAGCAATGGCTGCGGCAATCTTATCTTCTTCAAACTTAGATTTATATTTACCCAAGATTGCAGATATAGATGTATATTGCTCACCTGTTTCCCTATTATAGTATTTATGCTCGACAGGTTCAAGGAATACGAGATTATTTTTATTTGATGTGTTTCCCATATTAGTAGAAAAATGGTGATTCTTTATATTCTTTTATTACTTCATTGATACTTTTTTGTCCGTTGAAATCATCAAGGTAATAATGAAGTCCATCATATAAAAACATAAACTCATCATCACTTATACCATATTTCTTTTGGAAGTATGTCATTACTCTTTTCTTAATCTCAATTGGAGATAAAGGTTGCTTACTAACCCAATTATTAGAAGTTCCACCTGTGTTATTGTTATAACCATAAGCGTTTCCACCACTATAACTACCATAATTTGATACTTGTTGTTCGAATGATTGTTTTTCATTACCCAATCTTTCAATAATAGCCACAGATAAATTAAAGGCTATTTCAATACCTTCAATCAATACACACTCATTGCTTGAATGATAATGGTAGTATGCCGCTGGTAAATTGATACATTGGAAGTCAAAGTTTTTCTTTAATTGACTTACATCTGTATATGGGTGACGAGCAAATACCCTTACACCGTGATTGTATAACAAATCACCAATTTTACCTTCATATCTTTCTTCACCTGTTTCTTCATCAACAACAACATCAGGTTTAGCCCATTCTTCGCTGAATAACTGATAACCTGAACAATACCAAGAAATAGTATCATTCTCAGGTGAATCGTGTTGAATTGTATAAGCCACATTCTCAAAGAATTTAGGATCGGCTTTACTTGAACCGATACAGCCAATCTCTTCTGAAATAAAGAAAGCACATTTCATAATGTCAAACTTATCCATTATTTCAAGAGCCAAGAAGATACCAGCTTTATCATCACCACCACAACCTGTTCTATTTTCGAATGTATGTTCTTTACCACCAATATAACCACGAAGAACTTGTTTACCCTCACATACGCTAGAATAATCAGTTCTATTCATTACATAAGTTTCTTCAACAATATCAATACCACTTTCCTGAATTTTATGGACAGTATCCATATGAGCAACCATACAAGGGTAACTATCAGATTGTCCTTTTGTCAAGTAAATATTACCTGTTACATCAATGTAAAAAGGTATATTACGAGCAATAGCCCATTGTGATATATAGTTACGCACCTTTTCTTCCCTACCATACAATGATGGAATCGAAAGGATTTCTTTTAATCTGTCTAATTTATTTTTATCCATACTACAAATATACAACTATTTTTTTAATTTACAAAATATTCTGTGTATAAATCTTCAATTAATATTTCACCACTATTAATTTTTTTAACTATTCGGTTGTTTAAATACTTGATTCTCATCTTATTAAAGTTTTCAAGAACTAATGTGAATAAATCATTAGCATCACCTATTGTATCATTTTTTACCGCCATAATATTAACGCTATCTTCTGTTATTCCTAACATAGAATAGATTGTGTTGCAATTACCATCACAGATAAAGTAAATGTTTTTGTTTTTTAAAGACCTCATACGGCAAATATAAATAAAAAAATGGAAATAAAAAACCCACAACTAAAATAAATCTAGTGTGGGTTTTACCTGTTTAACTTCGGGAAAAGTCAATTTCTTTATATTGTTTCTAAATCTGATTTTAATTTAATTAACTTAATAATACTATCTTTTTTATCTTCTGATGAATAATTTTCTAATTTTAATTTAACTTTAGAAAGTTTTTCTTTTAATTCTGTATCACCGATATTGATTTTGTTATTCACCAATTCTAAGTTTTCTTTAACAATACTTTCTTCAATTGAAGATAATTTGTTTTCATCATTACTAATTATTGTTTTAATTAAATCTTTTTCCCATTCATTAAGATTCTCATACTTCTTATTAAACTTCTTAGCTATTAAGTTAGTATAAACCTTTATTGGTAATGTTCCTTCAACTACATTATCTGATACTGATTTCTTTGTTAATAAATGTGATACCAAATATTTCTTAGCACTCATTCTACTTTCAATTAAATTAGATTTTGTGTCTTGTAATAATGTATCAATATTTTCTAATAATGTTTCTTTTGCAAATGTTTTTTCTGATTTATACTTTAATATAAAATCATGTGCTAATGAAAAATCACCATCTAATGATTTAAGATAATCCAAACTTTCATTTAGATAACTTGTAGCATCAGATACATCATCAAACTTTTTAGTTTCTATATTTGAATAAACAATATAATATTCTTTTATTGTCTTATTGTTTTTAAGGATGTTATAAAACTCCTTAAATATCATTTTAAACCTATCTTTATCTGAATATGATTCAAATAAAATGTTGTTTATATCTTGTTTAATTTTACCAAAACTCATAATTGTATTTTTTATAGTAATAAATATGTAGTTATTCAATTATAGAATACTTTTATCAATTTTTTCTATCATTTCTTTTATTTCTCTATTATAACTATCTGTCTTACTAATTAACTTCTCAGTTATTAAAGGTTTATGTCTACCAGGTATGAATGATTCCTGTGGTGCTCCTTCAGGTCCACCAATAGGGGTTGCACCAGGTGCTTCACCACCAGTTTCAGCCCCACCACCAATAGGAGTTGCACCAGGCGCTTCACCACCACCGAATCCACCGGCTTCAGGTGCTCCACCAAATCCACCTGCTTCTTCACCACCACCGAATCCACCAGCTCCACCTCCGCCTTCAGCAGGAACAGGTTCACCTTCACCAGGTTTAACACCATAAATCTTATCAACCTTATCAAATACACCTGTTTTTGGTATAACTGATGGTGTATTAGCCAATTCAGCAGCTGCAGCTTTTTCTATTCTTTGTTGTTGTAAATCTAACGAGATTTCTTCATCTGACATACCTAATATTTCTTTTTTAGCTCTTACCATAGATATAGCTGAGAAACCATTACCAGCATCAGCCATTGCCTTTGAATATACATCTAATTTCTGTGACCACAATTCAATTTTCAATAATTCAGCTTGGGTTGAAGGGTTTGTTAAAGCCAATGTAAAGTTATCCAATTCTTCCTCATAACCCAACATAAATAAATGTATAATTGCAATCTTATTCAATTCCTGAATCATTGCTTTTTGTATTCTATTTACTGTTCTTGAAAATCTAATATCTAATAATGATAAGTTTTTACCATCACCTGTAGCTTCAGCAAAACCTAAGAAAGGTGCTGGTACTCTAATAGCCGCAAATAATTTATTCTGTAAGTAAGTAATATCATCAATAGGTAATGGTGCAGCTCCTGGTAATGTATCAATAGGGTTAGCAGCATTTTCACTTCTAACAGGGATAAACCAATCTTGGTCAATACCCGCTTGATTATATCTTAAATCTACTTGTCCTGTTTTACTATCAACAATAGGTGCTCTCTTAAACTTATTAGCTATTTTTTGGATGTATGCCTCAATATCACTATCCTCCATATTACCAACAAATACTTTAAATACTCTTCTTTCAGGTGCTCTTACAACTCTATAAATTAACATTGCATCTTCCGACATTACTAATTGTCTGTAAATCCTTCTAGCCTTTTCTAATATAGATGTTCCATAAGGGAGTTTTCTATCATCACCTAATAATCTAAAGTGAGCAATCTGAAATGGTTCAAATTGTAAATCTTTTGTTTTGTATTGAAATCTAACTTTCTTTTTATTTGCAATTAAATCCGTATCCTCAAATCTTTCAATTTCAATTGTAGGTAATTGAGTACAACCAACAACACCTTCATCATTATCTAAGTGAAGATAAACAAAGTTATCACCATACTTAATTGTATTTCTTGTCCAAGCTTGTAAGTTTGTTTCAATATCCAATGTCTTATTGAAAAGATCTTGAAGGATTGATCTAACCCTTTCTGATTCTGAAAATATTGTTAATACTTTACCTTGTTCTGATGGAACTGTCGCTTCTTCAGACATAATATCCAAAGCCGCAGCAATCTCAGGGAAAAACTCCATTGATTCAAAATCATAATATGATGCCATCCTTGTTGGTTCATTGTGGATTGAACGAGCATACATATCATTTTCAATCTTACCCCATAAATCATTTATGTATTTTTGTTGTTGGAGTTCTGTCTTTGTTTTATTAAACTCTTGAGGACTTGTTGTAACTAATAATGGATCAACAGGTTTTGTTGGTTTACTTACTTTTCTTTTATTTTCATTGTTAGGTCCCAATAAGACACCTAATCTCTGAAATATCGTTAAATTATTATCTGCCATATTATATAAATATTTATTCTTTTTATTTTAAACCAAATAACCAACCAAATTGATTTTGCATTTGTTTTTGATCCATTTGTTGTTTTGCCGGATTTATTCTTTCTTGTAAATTATATGTTGGTATATTACTACTTGTAGATTCAACAGTCCAAGAACTTAATAATGATTTTATTTGTGATTCATTTTTAGTCAATTCCTTAAATCTAACCTCACATAAGTATAAAGCCAAAGCTAAAGAAAATAAACAGTCATCGTTACATCCTTTCATATGATCCGGTCTACCTGATGCTGTTACAATAAAAGTTCTCATCTCAGATAACACCCTATGACTTCTTACTTTAAACCCTTGTCTTACATTCCTCTCAAATGAATCCAACACATTCATCCTTGTTATTGATGAACCGATTACCAAACCAGCAGCCAATTCATCTTTATTAACATAACCATACATATCCTTACCTTTATAATCATAAAAGAAGTTTTTGTATCCGAATTCTTTTAACTTATTTACACAAATTAAACCCAATCCACCTGTTAAGTCAGTTATCAACATAGGATTACCATACATCTCCAAATATTTCATTATAAACTCAGCAGCAACATCTGGAGCCATCTTACCTCTCCATTCAAATACTTGTTCCCAACTATCAAAATCAACTATTGATAATACACTCCAGTCGTCAGATTGTCCTAATGAAATATCTAAACCAGCAGCGTATCTATGTCCTTTCTCAGGTTCTTTAAATATCCATACAGATTTATCAAAACCTTCAATCCTAATTGGATCTATTATATTTTCTTGTTCTTGTTTATCAATATCTTCACCAGCAACGAATGTATTACCTGAACCCACAAAATTACCATCAATCTCCTGACTTACTTTTCTTGGTGAATCCATATCAGCTTTCATACCTTCATACCAAGGCGAAGTTGGTTTCCAACCATTCCTCACTAATTCTTTCCATTCTTCTTGATTCCAATTCTCTATGGTTTGATCTTCCTTTGTCCACATTAAATTGATGTTATATCTTGGATCTTGATACCATTTAATCTCATTTATAGTAAACTTATTCTTACCTAATTTAGCATTGTTATATGTTTTCCAATATAATAAGTCATTACCATTTGGTGTTGAAATTAAGATTGCTCTACCTCCTGTTGATAGAGCTGCCATTGATGCAGTCCAAAACTCTTCCACATCTATATTATCAATGTGAGCCGCCTCGTCAATAATCATTAGAGTAGGTGTATAACCCCTTAAAGCATCCATTGATGTTGCAACGGCTTTAACTTCAGATTTGTTATACATCACTTTATGAAATTCTGTTGATTTAGCATACATTTGTTCTTTAGCCACATCAAACATCCAATCAGGACATTGATTGATAAACTCATTAACCTTTTTTAACATTAAGGCTGCGGTATCCCTTTTATTTGCTACGATTAGAACTTTCTCAGGGGATTCTTCATCAGCAAACAATAACATCCAACAAACGTAGGCTGCTGTAATAGTAGATAACCCAGCCTGTCTGTATTTAAGGGCTAGGTTATATCTTTCATTCTTAAAGTTTTTTAAGATATTTTGTTGAATTGGGAATAATTTAAAAGGAACATTACCTCCTTTTGTTTGGTCGTATGTTGTTAAGTAATTCTCAATAAAATAAACGTAATCAATACTACACCTTAAATATTCACTTGCTATATCATTCATATAGAATAAATACTTAGTTTATTTTATTCTCTAGATTCTCTTTTAATGTTACATATATGATTTGGAAATTATCAATATCACTCATAGTTTTTTCTCTAGTAATATCTAATACCGATCTAAAGAACTCTTTCATACCAACAAGAATCTTATCTTTATCTTTTGCCACATAGAAGTTTTCGTGTAAGAAATACCAAAAGTAATCTCTGTGGTATCCATCTTCTTTAAACTTAATCTTTTCCTTTTTATATTGATTTATTGTTTTTCTCCACACCCAACCGAAATGACTATATCTATCATTATCATTATTAATCGTATCATCACCTAAATAACTATCGTGAAGTATGGATAATAATGTAATTGCGAAATCAATAAACAAATCTGTTTGCTCAACTTTAACATTCTGTTGAGCAAAGAAATCTTTTGTTTTTTCTTTAGGTAAAAACTTTCCAATATATTCTATAAAGTTTTTAGGAGTTTCCATTTTAGTCATTGAATTCTTTGTAAATATTTAATACTTCAGCTACGATAGGATGTCTATGGTTTTCTTTAAGTGTAATAACTTTAAAACCTTTAACTCTACCATCTAAACCAGCTAAAAATGAAAGTCCTGATTCTTTTTTATTTCTTAAATCTACTTGTGATGTATCACCACAAAGAACCATTTTACTTCTCATACCTAATCTACCAATAATTAATTCTGTTTGAGTATGAATTAAGTTTTGACACTCATCGGCAATGATAAATGAATCTTGGAATGTATGACCTCTCATATAAGCCAATGGTATCATTTGAATAACACCTTCTTTAATCATCTCATCTATCTTTTGTTTATTGTATAGCTTATAGAAGTTATTATGTAATGGTTGAATGTATGGTTGTAATTTATCATCAGCTCCACCTGGTAAGAATCCAATTTCTTCTTTAGATACCGCTGGACGACAAATAATAATCTTTTCAATCTCTCTTCTATTATACATATCTAATGCAATTAAACAGGCTAAAAGAGTTTTACCTGAACCCGCTTGTCCTTTAAGGACTGTGATGTCATTTTCTAATATTAACCTTTTAGCATTTTTTTGCTCTTCATTAAGGTCAATATTATACTTTATATCACCTTTAGGTTTTCTTTTCTGTGTGTTGGTTGTTTTACCTGTATATTCCATTTTTATAAATATTTGTTTTATACCTTTATTTTAATTAAAATGCTTCGAAAATAAAGCATTAAAAAAGCCACAAGGAATTATTCTATTCTTTGTGGCCCTTAAATATGTTATTATCACCTAATTAGAGATATTATTGTTTTGCTAAACCTTTAACTTCGGTCAACATTTTCTTCAAAGTTGCGTTTACATCTTCGTTTACTACACTCTTAGCCGCTGGCTTTGTATTGTAGTTGTAATTCATCAACTTCATAATTTTAGAAGCTTCTTCATTAATCATCTTCTTATTCTTATCAGCTAATACGATTAATTCACCTTCTTCAAATCTAACTTTAGCAGTTCTATTGTTATCAGCAATTTCAAATACTAAACCATTAATTTGATATTCATTTGGAATAACAACTTTGTCTAAGTTCTCAGCATTTTCAACTCTTAAAGTTCCTAAATTAATCGATGCAAACCCTGTTGATATTTTCATGTTATCAGATGGTTTTTTAGCGATTGGTTGTGGTTTTGAGTTAATCTCTTTCATATCGTTATTATTCAAAATAGTCATCCAACCACCTTCAGATTCTTTCATTTCTTTCTTCTTGAAGATTTTAGATTTCTTCATTGATGGTTTAACTTTTTTCATCTTAGCATCTTTCGCTGCTTTTTTCATTGATTCTTTTTTATTACCATCTTTATCTAAATCCAAGAAATCTGGTTTAGCTTTTTTACCTTCACTAATGGCAATTGCTTCTTCTATTATTCTATCTACGATAGATGATACTGATTCTTTCATTCCTTTTTGTCTGTTTAATTTTTCAATATTTTTATTTTTACCTATACCATTGAAAACATTAACTTGGTCTCCAATTTTTCCATCTCTAGGGAAGATGTTATATACAGGTGAGTTTAATTTAATTTCTTTTCTCTTTTTAGTAAGTTTAGACATAAAACTTTCATCACCATTTAAGTTCTTTTTGAACTTTTCTTTCCATTCATCAGATGGATCTACATCATAATCCAAACTCTCCATACCACTACCAGTTCTCGCTAATTGATCGTAATACGCTTCTTCATCTTTTACAGGATATTTCTTCGTATATTTATCATCAGCACTTGTAGCTGTTTTAATAACACCTTCATTATCAATAAAAGGTTGTTTTAATTTAATATCATTAAATTTAGAAACTTTCTTCATACTTGCTTCGTAAGAATCTCTATTTTCCTTACCATTATCTTTTAATGCTTTATTAGTTACAGTTAAAGCCGGAACAGGTCCACCAGCACCTGGTAAACTTCTTCTACCCATAATGTCAGCTTCTCTGATGGTTTTCTTTCCACCACATCCACATCCACCTTCTCTAAGGGTTTTCTTTCCACCACAACCACATCCACCATCCATAGATTCTTTTGTGATAACAACATTAGCATTCCTATCTTTAATTTTAACAGCATCTGCTATTTTACTACTTGGAACATAATATGTTTTACTATCAGTATCTTTTGATAAAGTTGTTTGAGTTTTAGCGTCAATCTCATTTAATTCATCATCAACAATCATAGCATCATCGTCATCAAATAAATCCTCCATAGTAATTTCTCTATATCTTGGTTTCATATTTTTACTTTTTTTTTCAATGAATCTGTAACTATCTACATTTTCATACCTTTCATTTATTGCCATACATATAAATATATTACTTTTCTATTTTTGCTAATTTCAAATACACATTTATTAATGTAATTAATTATTTTTTGTAAACCCATTGGGTATTACCAATAGTGTTATTACCAATAGTATAATGCTCGTTATTAAATTTTTCATTTACCGCATTTATAACCCCCTGCCAAAACTTATCATAATCGTCACCACAAATAAACCCCCCTTT